CTTGTTGGGCGTAAAATAAGTCTCCATCATTTGTGACTATATTCTTGGCATAATACCAAGTTTTATCACCATTAATTGATTCTCTGACTATACATACGTTTAAATCTTGATTAATTTGAGTTAGTCGTGGTTTATTTGACTCTGTTAGGTGTAACATTATAATTAGATTAAGTACATGTTAGTATATAAATATTATTGTTTATGTATATTCACTTTTAATTCACCTTAAGTTTTAAAATTGTTCCTGTAGTGGAATTTCCAGTTGCAGCAGCACCAGTAGTTCCATTAGAAGCAGTTTGATAATTACCTCTAATACCACCAGTTCCACCAGATCCATTTGTACCACCTATAACTGAATATGTTCCATTATCGGTAATATTTTTATAAAATAATGTTATAAATCCTCCATTACCACCTCCACCTCCACCAGCTCCATCACCACCATCACCACCATGACCACCACTATTAGGTGCACCAGCATTACCACCATTACTACCATTACCACCATTACCACCAATTTCTCCGACTGCTGATAATGTTGATGAATTTCCTGTTATGATTTTATTAGCTATTATAATTAATTGACCACCACCAGCTCCACCAAAACCTCCAGCACCTCCAGCACCTCCATTACCACCATATTGATACATTTGATTCCCACTAGCACCAGCATCACCACCATGCCCACCATGCCCACCGCCACCTCCAGCTCCAGATGTGGCATATATTGCAGGCTTTCCTATAATAGCTATAATATTTCTCTGTAATACTAGTATATTATTATTACTTCCACCAGACCCACCAGAAGCTCCTCCACCTCCACTATTACCACCAGTTCCACCAGTAGTTCCATTATTATTAAAATAACCACTCCCACCTTGACCTCCAGTTCCTCCAGCACTTCCAGCACTACCAGGTGCATTACTATAGTTACCACCACTTCCACCGCCTCCAGCAGATCCTCCAGTGCCTCTAACACCACCAGTTTTAACTGATATTGAACCGTTTATAGTAACTGTACCCATTGCATGTATTATGAATGGTGTATTGGCTTCCAATGTTATACCTGAATTTAATGTAAAATTATTAAAATATTTTATTTGTGATGAACCATAATCTGTATTAGTTGATATAGTAACATCACCATCAGATTTGTCACCAAAAATATTAATCGTATTTCCAGATAATTTTTCAACATTAACTGCATCAACTGCTGTAACACTACTTCCATTTGTAGTTGCAGTACCTATGAATAAGGAATCAGTTGGTGTTGTACCTGTTGTATTTGATGTAAAATCCCAAGATTCTGCCTCACTACTTGAATCTCTAGTTAATGTAATGTATATTGAATTTGTAGAACTTGCTGATAGACTTGATTTTGATGATGCTGAATCATTATGAATGAATAGACCTTTTAATCTTGCCTTCCCTATTGCTATGTTTACTGCTAAACCACTTCCTGCTGATAGAGTAAAACCACTTCTAACATAATCATTGATCATATCATCACTAAAGAACGATTCAAAATCACTTGGTTCAATTACTTTAGCACTTATACTGTCTGATCGTGGGATTAATACTTTAGCCATCTAGAGACTCAACTGCCACTCCACAATCGCTCTTTTTGATGTTGTTTTAACCAATGGAGATGTATCAATTTGTCTAGCCCACATGACTGGAGTACCTTGACTGTCTCTTAATCCAAGTTCATTCCATGTAAAATTACCTTCTGAATATCCAAAATCAGTTGATAAATACAAAGTACTTCCTACATATACTCTGTCTCCACTTGCTATGGTTTTCCATAATTTGTTTGAAGATGCCTGTAAGTCTGTTTGTGCTGAACCTGCTGCTGTAGTAGAATCACCTACTCCTATCCAGTTAGCATATCCACCTCCTGACATATTACCTAAAAATTTAAGAATTGATTCCTTTCCTGCATCAACTATAAGGTTTTTAATTGTTTTATCATATACTTTTATTTCTGTTCCGTCTGGTTGTTTTTCCCATGCCTGAATATGAACATTTCCATTAAGAGGTATTATCTGTTTATTCACTTACATACACACTCCCTGTGACTCTACTTCCATATGTTCCACTCCCATAATTATTATTAGTTTTATCATATATAACTGTCGTATTTGAAATATTTAAGGTTTCTGTGTATATATTTATAATATACTGTATGACTATGTCTGTTAATGTAAGTATTTCCTCAGGTGATTCATAATCCTGTATCTCCTTTGATTTGGTAATTGATGATTCGTAATCATGTAATTTTCTGACAATTTCCTTGTCATCTTCAAAATAATCAAATCTGTATTCACCAACAATCACTTCTGTATTTAGGTCAGGATATGACCATTCGATTGATTTTACAGCAAAGTTCCCAGATATATCTAAAAAATCATTAACTACGTTTAAGACATCATTTTCATTTAAATATAATATAGGCTGTCCAAATCTCATTGATATGTTCTGTTTTACAGTTCCGTACCTGTTTAGGTATGATTGTATAAACCTTACACCATCTGTTCTGTTACTAATCCAATCTAAATTGAATTTTTTTGAATGTATTCCGTATGTATCTATACTGCTTTGTTTTGTTCCTTTTACCGTAATAGGTATTTCATAATAATATTCTACTGAAATATTATTAGTTCCAGTCGGTGGTGCTGTTGTAAATATTATTTCTTTATTTAAAGAATCTGTTTCATAGTCAACATCTGGTTCTTGAACAACCCCGCCAAGTTGAACTTCAATCATGATAGCAGTATTTATTAATACAAAGTTCTTGTTACTATTATTACCATTAAATGTTTCTACGAGTTTATATTCTAACACCTCACCTAATAATGTGATTGAATTAACTAACTGTGTATCATCAAGTGCTGATTTTTCTATAATTGCACCTGAAGTACCATGTGTGAATACAGATGAAACATAATTATAACTTACTGGTTCGAAAAAAAACTCTTCGTTGGCTGTTGTATAAAATACCCTATTAGTGAAATTTGCAAAATCTCTTATTATATCAATAATTTTTCCATCCGCTACAAATTTTGAAATTATTAATCCTGATGGAGAGTTTCTGTCACTAAAAGTAAAAGATGTGTTACTTGTAATTAAGTCATTTACAATATATTCAACTGTCTTACCATCATAATTTTCTCCTCTTACATCAGTTTCTGCTAATATTTTTCCATAACTTTGTGCGGTTACTTTTTTAATTGCAAGTTCTATATCTATTTTTGTTACAAACCCACCGAATTTCAAGAGTGTTCTAGGATTGATTTCTCCATATAATTTAGTTATATTACTATCTATTTTATTATAACCTTTGTATATTCTGAGCCTTAACATATAACCGTTAAAGAAACTTCCACCGTAATCCTTTCCTATTAACATTGACTCTGTATTTGTCGGATTGTATGAACTTGTAACTGTTCCTACACTTGTATCATCCACATATAATGTTATTAAGTTATTAGAGTCTCTTTTAATTCTTATAAGATGTTTATCTCCATTATTGAATGAACTTGAACTACTTGTTAATGTGTCTGAGCCTATTGAAAATTTAACATCTCCTGCTGTAGAAGCATTAACAGATAATGCAAACCCATTTGATGTACTTGAACGTTTTGATAGTAAAAACTGTTCAGTTGTACTTAACCATTTAACCCACATTATGATGTCAAACTGTCCAGATAAGTCAAGATCATCATCATCACTCACAGATGCGAATGAATTTGTACCATTAAATATTGCCTCATCTCCATAAAAATCTGCCTCTCTTTGATATGTTATATTTGTAGCAGTACCATGATTCTGTTTTGTACTTTCATCTTTGATTCCTCCTTGAAAACCATAAAAACCTACAAGTCCTTCAAGTGAAATAATATCAAACATCAACTCAATTCTATCATTAACTGATATTGATTCTGTTTTTTTTGTATTAAATTGAGCTTGGTCTATACCCCTGTCTCCTTCTTTTTTAAGGTTTGCTGATAAAAGTGTTATTTCAGTTGTTCTATTTTTAATGATTTTTAATATGTGGGTCATGCTGTAACAACGTCACCTGCTATGAATGATAACATTGCACTCCAAGTTACTGGTTTATCTCCAGATTTTGATACTTGTAAGGATTCAATTAGACCCACTCTTGAAAATCCTATATTTCCTATAATAATCTGATAAACATCATCCAAATATGTTGCCTGAAATCCTGATTGTGTTGAGCCCGACTCTAATTGATTATTAATTAAAAATTTAACTTGACTGTCTGCTAATCTCACCCCTGAATCTGAACCAAAACCATATGGACTTGTTCCTCCACCTACTGTTGTACCTTCTGTATTATAATTATTAGCTACTACTATGTCATCGTCTTCGTCATGTAAAATCCAAGATAATGATATACGTACTGAGTTACCATCTGCTTTTGTGAGAACATTATTATTGTCACCCATTAATGGTAAGGGTGTGGTTGAAACCTGACTTGTTAATTGTATATCTAATGATTGAATATTTCTTACTAGATAACGGTATTTCTTATCTGTTTTAAATGAACGTATCTCGACTACTTCTGCTGGCATTAGATTATACCTCTCCTAGAATGTGTTTCACGTAATGCCCTTTCAATTATTGGTTTAATTTGTTGCAAGTCTACAGTATTTGACATTTTTGCTATATTAATTACTACATTAACTCCTCCTTCTGAACTTTTAAGAGGTGTAATTCTTTCAGCTCCTGACTCACCTAATAAATAACTCTTACCACTTCTTCCTATCCCGAATATAGGTTCGCTAATAATACCTCCTTCTGCCATTCTCTCAGGATTTAACAAATTCATTGCATCTTGTTTACCTGACTTATCACCTAAAGCATCTGCTGTAGAATAAGCAGTTCTAAATTGATTCTGTTTTGTATGTCCTAATATTCCTTTGTCTTTCGCTGCTTGAACAGCTCTTAATATACTTGCACCTTCGGTTGATATATTGATGTTTCCTGAAGACCCTAGAGCGGTTTCAATTAGTTTGGTAATTGTTTTGTTATAATATTCCCAACTTATAGTACCAGCAAACGCTTGTGACTGTAACACTGCGATCCTTTCACTAACATTATTCTGGTCAAGTGCATACTTTCTAGCATCCATATTGACCTTTTGTTCCATGAACTTCCTTTGTTTTTCTATTGAGTCTGTTCTATTTGCGATTACCATTGCACCTGATACGCTAGCATATTGTTGTTTGAATGCTTCACCACCTGCACTCCATCCATCCTCTTCTATCCCTTTCTGTGAAACGAGTAAATCCGCATCTGCCTTACCTATTGTTGTCTTTCCTGTCGAATCTGTGGTTGTTCTAACTTTTATTTGTTTTGCAATTAATGCATCCAGTCTCTTTTTAATGTTAATTGCTGCTTGCTCGAACATGGCTGCTATTACTGCGGTTGTTGCGGTTGTGCCTCTGTTAATAGTGAGTTGTTCACTTGCTTCATTCGCAGTGTCTATAGCAGATTTGGTAAGAGTTAATTCCACACCATCTATTGTTGTTGCTATTATGGTGCCTGCATTTTCTAACTCTTCTTTAATTAAGTTGCCCTCTTCATCAAATAAACCAGTTGCTTGTCCTGCTTCTGATCTTGCATACGGTGTTCCAGCCATTTCCTTTCCAAGTACGGTATATGTTTTTTCTAAAATCTCATTAGCTTTATCTTGACCTGTTTCAATAGTTGAGCCTATACCTGATATTACTTTTGTTGTTTCTTCACCAGAAGATACTACTGATCCAAATGCTGCGTCAATGTCTGCTACCCACTTTGCATATGTATCATCAATAAAGTCTCCTAATCTATTTTCTGTTCCCATAAATTTTTCTGGGATTGCAGCAAAACCAAATGTCAATGAATTTAATGCTACATATACAGGATGTAACATTTCAGAGATTGCTACATGCATACCATCAACCGCATCTAATAATGCTGCATTAATAAATCCTGCTGGATTACTGAATACCGCTACTAATCCTTTACCAATATTTTCTCCTGTTTTTATCAATTTAGAACCTGCTTTTGCGTTGGCTGCTGCCATCTTCATCATTGGTACTATAAGTGGTTTGAATACACCTCCTACTAAATCTCCTATAGGTCTCAAGTATAAACTAAATGCCTGTCCTATTATTTTTGACATAGCCTTAAACATTGGAGATGATTCTAAACCTTTCATTATTATTCCACCTATCAATCCTGCTGCACCTCCTGCTAATAATGGTGCAATACCTCCTAGTTTACCTGCACCTTTTCCCGCCTTACCCATAATGCCTCCTCCTTCTGAACCTTTTTCTCCACCCACTGCTTTCTGTAAAGCAGGAAATTTTGAAAGCATTGAACCAATTTTATTTAAAGGTGATCCTATTGGTGTTCCTATTGATGTTTCACCTCCACCAGAAATTCCTTTTTGAAAATTCAATATTCTTTTACTAACGCCAAATCCTTCCTTTATTCTCTCTCCTCCCAGTTCTGCTCCAGTCATTCCTGCACCTACAGTTAGACCTGCACCTGTTTCTAAACCACCAAATAAATCACCTCCTGCAAAACCTCCCATTATTTTTTTAATCATACTTGTACGTGCTCTACCTGTTTTCATTTCTTCTTCTTTTAGTCTTCTTTCTGATATGGCGTTTGAGTGTGCCATAATATTATCTGCTCTTTGTTGTTCTTGACCTCTCTTAAGTGAATTATCTAATCTCATTCTTTCCTGCATCATATCATTTCTTAAATCATATGCTTTTGTCTCTCTTTGAATTCTCTCGTCTAACCTTTTAGTGTAATTATTGGTTTTTTCTCCTAATCTTAAACTCTCATTAGTCATTTGTTCCATCCTTCTCGTTAATTCTTTAAGACCTTTGTCAATATTTATTGCCTTTTGTACCTCTACAACTTTTATCAATTTTTGAATATTTTTTAAGTACTTTTCTACCTCTGCAAGCTTATCACTAAAACCTGATGCATTTTTTGCCATTGTCTGAAGGGCTTTTCCTATTGCATCCAAAGCTTGTGCGTTGCCTATAAAATCAACTTCTTTCTTTACCATAAGACTTATAAACTATCCTTATTATTTAAGTTTCTTGGGTAATGGTGGAATATTCAAGGTACGGTCTTGAGCCTTTTTATGTATGTATAAAAGACCTTTAAGGTAATCTATGGGTAATTCATCTACCTGTGACTTTGTCCAACCAAACTCTTTAGCACAAAAATAATATACTGTTAACGTAGATTCTTGGCGACTTCCGACCCTACGAAGGTTACCATCCAATCCTCCAAGTATTTCGCTAAAGGGAAATCAATCATAACCCCCTCCAAGATTTGTTTTGCCACGCTCGACCTCATGTTCCTGATTGCTACTAAATCACCTGTCTTAAATGGTGCTTTTTTTACTACTTTTAATAAAATTTGTTGTCTGTATTTAGGTATATTTACTTTGGGTTTTGTAACATCAGACATATCTACTGTTTCATTTAAAATAGATTCAAGTTCTCCGAAAGTTAAATCATCCTCATACTCAATTATTTCTTTTTTACCTTCAAATTTAATCTCAAACGTCTTAATTGCCAATATTATACATAATATTTTAGTAATATAAATACCTTTATATTTACTCTGCTGCTGACTGGTTATTCTTTGCTGCTATTGTAATTGATTTAAATCTCCAGTTAACATTCTCAAATACTGGTTCGTTTGGTCTAATACCATCCCAAGCGAGGTCTGATGGTGCCAACCCAGTACCAGTAATTTTAATCTCTTCACCACTGTCTTTACTAAAGAGTATCTCTAATTCAGGAGAACCTCCTACAGTTGAACTATAAGTACCAGATGATGACCCTGCTTTAACTTGTTCAAGCATATTTTCTAATAAGTCTTTATTGACCAAGGATGCTCTAAAAGAACCTGTAATATCCAAGAGTTGTCTGTAAGAATCAACTGCTTGGTGTGAATTTAATCCATATAATAATGTTGTATTTTGTGCAATAGTAAGTGACAAGTCTTGTACCTGTGCTACAGTACTTCCACTCCATTTTAGTCTTGCATGTGCAAATGTGTATGGAAATTCTACTACTGGTTTACTTGGTGCTGATAGAGATGTACTTGGAGCATCTTCTTTACCATATGTTGCTGATATTGTTGCAGAAACTAAATCTCCTACCGAAGTATTAATTGCTAATGAATCTGTCACACATCCTTTTAATGTTCTGACTATATTAGTTGAATCGTCAAAACCTACTTCAACTGAAAATGTTGTTGGTGTTTTATTAATACCGTTTGAAGCATGTGGAAAAGTATGAGTGTAAGGAGCAGAAGAACCTGTGACTGAACCAGTACCTAAAATTGATTTAAAAATCCAAGGATTACTTAGAGTGAAATCCACCCCTATTGAGCCTTGCTGTTGACCATAAGCATATTCGTCTACTGTTAATTGATTTAATGCTGGTAAATCCATTCTATTATGAGTTAATGTCCAAGAATTAAGAGAGTCTTGTAGACCAAATTTCTTATCTATTGTTGCCGAACCACCGTATGATGATTCCCAACCATACTTTACATATGTGCTACTACCAGTTCGAACCATTTATATCAACCTTTCTATATTTTCTTCGTATTTAAATATTATCATGGATTAAGCTTCCTATATTGAACGGAAAAAGTGTGCCTAAACATGTTTCTAAGAGGTTCCGATTCTGATATTGATATTTTAATTAGAAGGTCAACATACCCAGTTCTCCTAATATTTTCTTTTATTATTCTTTGAAATTCATTAACTAAGTCATTATGGTGTTCATGCCCTTGATATGACCTTACATGTACCTTTATTTCTACTGTGTGAAGAAAATCACTACCATATAATCCAAAATAATCTATCTTTTCGTTCTTTGGGAATATCATAATAGAGTCAAACCTGTCTTCCCCAAAACCTATGGATTTTTGATCCCACATTTTTCTGACTTTAATAGGATGTGATAAACTCCAGTTATCATTAATAAGTGATATTAAATCATCTGCTGCATCATAGGCGTTACCTCCAGCCATTAATAGCCACCGTTAAATATTTTTCTAGCTACAAGATATGCTATAGAATCTAATTTTTTCAATCTGTCTTCATAATTTAATGTGGTTAATTCTCTCCATTCAGAATAATCCTTTGTTAATTTTTTAGAAACAATCCACTGAATCAACCTTTCTTTGTCAAATTTTTGGGATCTACCTGTCTTTTCATCTTCTTCATAGAATGTGTTTCTTTCTGTTGGGTCATCATCATTGCTTCTTAAATATGCATCTGCCATAGCAATACCATATTCATATGGAGATAATGCTTCAACATTAACCATTTGTATTTGTTTGAATGCTTCCTTTTCACCTATGACTCTTACACCATCTTCCAAATCTTGAAACTCTATTTCTGATTTTGCTGTGTCTCCAAATCCTTTTTTAAAATCTTCTATTGCACTCTTTTTGATATGTTCATAATACTCCTTGGCTGTGTTAAATTCAAGTTCCTTACCATCTGCATCTTCGGAGAAAAACCCAAATCTAAACCCAGTACCACCTTTTCTTGAAGGTTTGATAAAACTCATCAAGGTATTACAAATACCTCTCTTCTATTCATTATTATATCCTCTACATCATCCTTCCATTGTCTTATTGATGCCTGTATGTCAATAGCATTTCCTCCCATTGGTAAAGTATCCATTCTAAAACTAGAGTTAAGAATATCTATAATTGTTAATTTTAAACATGCATCCTCTAAATCATCTGGAACAGTAGAATCCCCATAACGATATGTAATTCTAACTCTGTTCTTTCTCATTATACTAAATAAGAATCCTCTTAAGAATAATCTTCCGTATACAGGATCAAACTCATACCAAGTATTATTTCCTAATATATCATCATATGCTGAACTTGCACCCTGCCATATTTCAATCTTATCTCCTTGTGCACCACTTAAATCCTGTATTTGTCTGTGTTGTAAAAATATTGGAGTACCCCAACCATAAGTATATAATAATGATAAATCATGAATTTCATTTACAATTTGTTTTGTTCTTCCAAATGTATGACCTATTCTTCTATCTAGATATTCTTCTTTCCTATTAATAATCTTCTCCACTTGTTTTTTGTTTGGAGTAGTAGTAGAATTGATTGGAATACGTAGAAAATCAGATACATCTGCTGTCGAACAATAATACGTTACCATGTATTTTATAATGTTTGCTTTCTATTTAAATATTATTAGATACTCTGCTGTGCCTGTCACATCAGCAAATATTCCTGCCTCAAATCGTCTATTTAGATTGCCTAAATCCTGAACATCTTCGCCAAATACAGTAAATTCTGCTGCTGCTGAACCACTTGTTCCATTTCTTAGTATAACTTTAGCACCTGAACCTCCTGATTTAATTACTTTAACCCCTACAACAACACCATGATTTCCTTTAACTAGCGTATCAGAATTAACATTTACTAAATTATGATTAAGTTCTACCACAATATTTAATATAAATCCTATTATATAAACATTATTAAAAGAAAAAAAAGTGGTTAGAAACCAAATACTCTAATACGTATGGTCAAAGAATTGACTAACGCATCTGAAGCTTCTAGTTCCTCGAATGCCACGGTATCTGATGAAGATCCCTGAGCACTTTGACCAAAAGCCTTGACTTTTCCTGTGGCTGCTGCCCCTGCTGTTGCTGGAGCGTATTGCAAAAGTAGACCTTTATTGCTATGGAGTATTGTTGCTCCGATAACAGTACTGATTCTACCGCCCAAAGAAAGGTCGACAGTATTTCCGTTTGTAGCATATACTTCTGAACCACCATAGGTGACATCAACTATAACTGTTTTCAGTTTTGAAGTTAATTCTGCTTGAACGGCTAGTGTCTTTCCTGCTAGACTTTTATGGTCTGAATTCTGTGCGACTGTGATTGCCATTAATAATATAATATTATGGTGTTATATAAAGATATATTATATATATATCCGTATATCTATGAGCTATATTAAAAAAACATACATACATACATATGTATACACAGTGTAATTAATTCGAATTTAGAAACATCACTATACATACATATGTATACTAATTCGTAATAAAATTTAAAAAAAAAGGGGGTTTAAATTTGGTTAGACTAGAGTTTAATATCTCTAATTTTACCTTGAGACTTGAAATGTCTACAGACGGTTTCACCCATAGTTCTGAATACACCTTTCTCAACAAATGCATTGTTGACGAATGGGTATGCTGGAGTTCTTCGGGTTGCTTCGTAATACTCTGTTGGAATTGCAACGGAGATTCCGATTCTTGGATAACCATATCCTTCTGCATCAGATGTATCAAGTGCAAATAGTCTTCCGATCTCAGATGAGTCGGCACTATTACTTGGTGCATCCTTACTTGGGATGAATGGGATACCATATATGGAATCTACATGAATACCTACACCAGTTCCTTTGAAAGTTTGTATTCCATTTACATCGATTTGTACTAGTGCTTCACCGTATGGATTTGGAATACGGACTGAAGGCATGTACAAGCCTTGTATCTCGGAATAAACTTCGTGTGAACCTAGGAATACATTTGGATCTTTACCTGCTGCGATACGAATCTTTCGTAAGAAAGTTCTTAGAGTATCGTCAGTAAGTACACCATTTGTACCGATTGTGCCTGAAGCGGATTCTACAGTACAGTCAAATTCACCACCGTTTCCATCTCTGTCTACGGTTGCATTTGCTGCCCAAGGATCATAGTGACCAGATCCAGATCCACCTAATGAATCTTCTTCTGCATCGGAAGAAATAATTCTATCCAATGATTCAAAGTCATTAGTACCTGTATTTGTACCACCTGCTGCTGCGACACTTTCTACGTCTGCCAATAACATTCTATTTAGGAATTCTTTATGCTGAACTGCCATATATAGTCGAAGTGAACCTAATCCACCCCAAATATCGTCTTTACTGTGAGTTGCAAGCCATTCCATAACTTCAGATGCACTGAATGGCAACTGAGCGGTTTTTGGTCTGATGTCAATCTCTTGTAAAGTTGGCTTTATTGTTTCAGCAATTAGCCCACCTTCTGCTGTTCCACCTAAAACAGTATTACCGTTTGTGGTGTTAAGAGTTGGTTTTGCTGTAATTACCCTGAATCCAGATTTATCCCATGCATGTTTTGGTAATATACCAAAAGCATTAGCTTCAAGGTTGAGTTGAGCCCATGCGTATGCACCGAATATAGCATTAAATGTACCAACCGTTGATGTGGTTACTGGTGCATCTGCTTTTCGAACTAGGTTTCTATTATATCCATAATAAAGTGCTTCGAGTTCATCGATTGTCTTTATTTGAACCATCTTAGAATCCTATCTCCTCTGTGCTTGGGGTGTAATATTTTCCTGCAAGAATATTTCTAGCTACTTGTGAAAGACCCTCATATCCACCTTCCCGTGCATCTTTTAGAATTGGTGAGAAATCATCTTGATATGATTTATTAACCGTTTCTGCTGCTGCGTTAGGTCTAGGTGTTTCTGTGGTGAAGTCAAAGTTTGCCTTTTGAACTTGAGTTTTTTTCTCCATGCTTAGTTTAGAATCGTCAGATTCTGTACCTTCTCCATCTGCATCCAATTTGGCTTGTGTGCCTGTTGGATATGGATCGTTATTTGGAGCTTTTACTTCTGCACCAATATCTTCCTTGTCGGATTCTTTTGGTTTTAGAGGTAAATCGGATTTTGGTGATAGGTTATCATCCTTTGAAACTTCGATTGCTTTTACTCTTTCAGATAGTTCGACTACTGCCTCACCAACTGCTTTTTGAGTATCAATCAAGGTTGTTTGGGAATCTACAATCTGTTGTAGTTGTCCTAATACCGTACCGATAGATTTCTCAATGTCTTCTTCGTCTTCTTCTTCTTCGTCTTTCTCGTCTTTAGCCTCGTTTTCTTTTAGAAGTTCTTTTTTCATGTTATTAGGTATTTAAATGTTTAGGGGTTTATATATATTCTTATATGTTTAAATATGAGCATTATAGTGCTTTTAATATATTTATGAGTATACCTGACTTTAATTTGGTTAGTTTGTGCTTGTTTTCTGTTTTATCATCTTTAACTTCTGTAACTTGTGCAGTTTCATGATCTTGCTTATATGGTAGTTCAGCATGTCTAATTGCCCCACCATAACCACTTCCAGAAATACCTTTTCTAGTTAACTGTGCGTCACCTTCAACAACTGGTTTTTCTTTTTCTCCTCTTGATGAGTTAATCCTGTTCGCCCTTTCAGTGTCAGATTCTTCAGTTGGAAGTGCTGGTTTTTTAGGAAATCCTACGTTACCTGTAACTCCACCTAATAATGCCTTCATAAATTTATAATATTTAGATTTGTATTTTAATTCATCATCAAAACTAGGTTTTGTATCGTCTGACCTCCCTACTTTTGGATTTTTATAATATTTTGCATCTGGATTAGTTGTTTGTGTTCGTGGTTTGTTCTGGTTTTTAATTCCTTGTGCTGTTATTCTAGTTGTACTTCCTTCAAATGGATTTCCTAATTGTTCAAAAGTTCCATAATCTTCTTCAGTATCACCAAGGTCATGAACCTTAGGTGGTTTCTGACCAACTCTTGTATTTTTTGGAAGTGCAGTATTAGGATTTCCTAAAAGGTCATCTTGTGGTTTTGCTTTTGGATCTAATGCATCTTTCGCTATTTTAGCGTCACCTAACAATGTCTTCATAAATTTATAATATTTAGATTTTTTACCTTTACTTCCTAATCTACTACCTTCTGTTGGTGTATTATGTGATGCATGTTCAATACTTATATCATCTTGTTCATCTTTAGAATTTGGTAACTCTTCTGTCTTTACTATTTTAGGATAAGGACTTCCATTACCTACCCATGATTCTTTACCAGCATTTTGATTATACATTTGATGTTTATCACCTTCTGAATCTGAATGATCTGTACCACTCTCTTGTTCTACTTCTTTAAATTGTTTATATGCATCTATCTTTTTACCTCTTTCATCTCTAGCAATAAATTCTTTAGCCTCTCCCATTACTTTTTCTCCACCTTCTGTTAGTTTAACATTAGTTTTATTTTTTTGGTGACCTTTAGGGTAAAACGTGTAATCATACTCATCACCTTCTTCACCTTGTTTGAGTGGATGGGTTGTATTCATATGGTCTTGAAAATTTTTAAAATCACCAACCTTATGCTCACAATTACCAAGAGGACATTTTTGTCCTTCGAAACCCATGATTTTATATTTTTTTATTTCTTTAAGATTCTTATCAGCATATTTTTTTCCTTCTTTTTCATGAGACATTATATGTTCAAATCGTTCTCCTTCTCTACTATGTCCAGCAACTCCAAATTCTTTATCACATTTAGGACATTTCCATGCTTTGTTTGCCTCTAACTCTCTTTCATCTACATCATGTATTTTTCTTCTATTTGGATTTGCAGGATCAGATGTTTCTGAATCAATTAAATCCTCATCTGCACTTGTCATACCATGTTGTTCTCCACCTTCTGGATTTGCTTTTACAAATGAACCGACTATTTTTTCTGCTGACTCTCTTGACTTACCATCTGCTTGTAATTTCCTTACCTTACCTTCAAATGTATCTTCTTCTGATAGATTTACCTTGTTAACATAACATCCAAATTTAGTACATTTAATAACTAGTTTATCCTTGTCTCTCCTTTCAGAACTACCTGTAAATGCCTTTGCAAGTGGATTGTAATCTGTAATTAATGCCAATGGTACTGCTGGGTCTTTGCACACTGCGACTTCATAATGTTCTAATTCTTTAAGAGCATATGCAACACTACCATCTTTCATTGCAATAGGAGTCCTATCAGCTCTTGTAGCTCCACCAAATGATAATCCTTTATATTCTCCTGATTTAATTTTTTCCCAAATATCATTATCTAATTCATAATTTTTAAAAATTTTACCTGTTATTTTAATTGCTGGAAGTTCTTCTCCATCTTTTCCTTTGTATACAGTTCTAGAAAAATTAATACCTTTACCTATAATCCTGTTTGAGTGAGTATCAGATATAGGAGCACCTCGATCCATCCATATAGGTAACACCTTGTATAATTCGTCTACTATTGTTATTTCTCCTTGTTTATCCTTCATTTGGACTGTAAGATATCCCTCAAAATATCTTTCATCAGAATTGATTGGTTCTAGTGATTTTGTAACTAACGTTGAAAAATATAATTCATTTACATCTTTTTTATTCATATACATAAATTTACCTGTATCATTAATAAACATTATGATAAAAAAAAGAATAAGTAGTGCCTATGATACTACTTTTTTTGCTTTAGAAACAGCAAAATCAACTGTGAATCCTGCTGTAAGACCTATCAAAGCTAGACCTAATGTGTCTATTCCTGACAAGCCTATTGTTTGTGCAATAGCAACTCCTGCAAATACTGCTACAATTACAGCACCTAAGAACTTTTTGATATCATATGTGTCTGAATCAGAACCTAGATATCCTCTAACGGTGTTTAAAACTGCACCAGCAACTGTTGCAAGTACTACTGCTAGTAATGGGTCGACCATAGGTATTACTTAAGATACCATTATATAACCTTTACCAAATCAATACGCATGAAAGTATTTCATGTACCCAATTACAAGTTCTTTTCTTTGTTCTTTTCTTTGTTCTTGTCATTTTTTACCATTTTTACTCCATTCTACTGCTTCTTTACTAATTGATAGTCCAGTCACAAATATAGCAGAAAATAATGCAATAATAATAATTTGTTCGAATGTAAACCCTATATCAAACATAGTTTCAGCAATATTACCACCTACGAGTGGTGAAAAGAATGATACCCCAAAATTACCAAATATTCTTATTAAACCTCTAGATTTGTTCAACTTATAAGAGACTTAGTAAACTAAGTATATAAGTTAACCTAGTTATTTATAGGTACCAAGTATCCAGATTTAATCATATGTAATAATAACATAGGTTCTTCTATGAATAATTCAGTTAACTCTTTAGTGGCTGCCTTACCATCAAATCTTCCACATCTGAAACATATTGAAAAATAATACTCAGTAATATATAATGTTCTATTTGATGTAGTTTCATATTCGTATTTTTTCCCTCCACATTTGCATTTATCCATAAAAATCTTAAGAAGGATTTATTAATAAGTATTTCCTAATAACCTCATGGGTGTATCATTGTATGCATATAGTAATTTAAAAACATATGTTGATAAATATAAAAATTTTATTGATATGAAAAAAAAGGTGAATGAATCATCGATAAAGGTACTTGATTTATATATTAAAGATGATGATAAACTTTGGATTATATTAAACACAGATATGTTCTCTAATAAAACAGGGTATACACGTTCTATTACATTTTTTAACCTTAAAGAGTTTAATGAATACAAAAAAGGGGATGAGAAACTTGTTTTAGATGGAAAATTAACATATAATCCAAAAACTAACCATGTCTCATTCTTTCCAAAAAAACTAAGAAAACCTGAATTAAGGTTACGAATAGATAAATTTAATGGTGAAAGACCAAAAAAGACGTTAAAAATAGATTATAATAATATGTTTTTTGACATAAATTATAATAGGTTGATACTTATTTTACATAATGAAGATGAAATTTGATTTTATATTAGGAGAAGTTGAAGAGTTACTTCAAATAACCAACTTTAAATTAGAAAATATTGAAATATTACTTGAGGCATTACTAATTCCTCCAGATTTAGTAGAATATATGAAAGAGAAGAAAAGACGCATGAAAAAACAAAAAATTATTGACGATAAGACTTAGTACCATTATTCATTATCTCTTTCCAATCTTTTCCGTGTTTTTTCTTAATTCTAACCCAAAAGGGGTCTGCACCCATAAAACCACCTTTTTTATTATAATCTTTCATTATATTTGCAACTTTTCTGTGGCAATTTCTACATAGTCTACAATTAACCTGTTCCATATTAAACTTGTAATGACCACAAAAATAACATAATCCATAATAAACTTCCTTAACTGACACTAAAAGTGTCTCTCTGCCACGTTTTCCAGCACAATCTCCACAAATATCAACTATTAGTGCAGCAGCAGCGTCATTCTTTAAACATCCAAAACATAAGGCTTCCTTATACTCGGTTACATGTGTATATTCGTTTTTTTGGTGTAAATCCCATATTCTCTTACCAATATCAGTTGTACCGTGATTTACATCTAATTTTGTTGCCATTATACACTGTGGTCTTTCCTAACATTTAACATTCTCTTTATAGCATCATCAATTACTACATGTATTTCATATGTTAAGAGTTCATTATTCTTACAAGAATTTGCTATTCTATTAAACTCATTAATATCCCCATCTAAAAATCTTCTGCGTATAGGTAGTTCTATTGGTGTTTCTTCTTGTATTTTCAGTTTAACTTCCTTTTTTATCTTTTTATCTGTTACTTTAGGTTTTATTTTACTTTTCATCTTCGTCTTCCCACCTCCTAATATTTTCAAATTCATTCTTTACTAATTCTCTAGCACTTCTAACCGTCATAGCACTATGCTTTCTAAGTTCATCAACAGTTTTAGTTTTAGACCATCCAAAGTCTATTGCAGATTGTAAAGTGTTTTTAACAACTTCAAAGTTAGAAGGTGTTATACCATCAGGGTAGTTTTTCTTTGACATTGATGTACCACTACCACTTGCTGGGAATCCTTGTGCAACACCACCTATATCAGAAGGTCTTGCCAACACTGGTTCTCCGTCAAAGTTTTGTTGTTGGTCTTTAGGAGCAGCAGTACCTCTACCTCTTCCTAGACTTAAATCTTCTTGTATAGTTGGTTCTTTAGAAACTTTAAACTCTCCACCATGTGTCATCGATATACCAAATCCCATCTGTTGTAGTTTAGCCATATTATCAATCTCAAGTCCTTCCTGTTGTAGTTCTCTAAGTTTATCATTCTCTTCACCTGCAACTAACTTTAAATCCCAATCATCAATACCCATTACATCACAAATTCTTCTAAAGAAGGCTTTATACAAAATGTCCTGACCCCATTTAACCGCTCTGTTAGTAATTGTAACCTGTAACCCTTCCTGTGACCATCCACCAACCATTTCACCATAGTAAAGTGGCAATACTCCAAAAATAGCACCTATAACTTGTCTAAGTTCTTTTCTAATTTCAACGAATTGTAATTCCTGTAATGAACCAGTAAAGTCCATCCACTGTGCCATGTTTTTACTACCCTTATCTGTCTCTACCATTAGTGGGTGTATCATGTATGGGTCTTCTATCGCTTTCTGTTCAAGTGCATCCCATGACTTTCTAAATGTTTCATAGTTACGAGAAGCAATTAAGAGCAATCCTCTTGGCGGTCTCATCTTATCAAAGTACTTTCGTATATACTCATCCATATGTGATAAAGACATAGCCTTTGACCATACAGAGTAAATAGGAGAATATCCATATATGAGGGCTGGTTTGTATTTACCTGCCTTCCAAATTATCTCTCCTTCAGCATAAATAACACGTTTAGGTTGTGGTATTCCGACTGAATAAACACTGTTTACCTCTAGCACAGCCTTTAAAGCACGGGCGTTACATTTATCGCATCTGTCTGAATAAAGTCTATGACCACGGTGCTCGAATCTTGGACATACCCAAATCTTTTGTCTTTTATCATCATAACCAATCTTACCATCTGAATCAGCAATCATAGCTACTTGAGGAGGGTCTATTCGCAACATCTCTTTAATTTCGGTCTTTTCTTGATTAATTTCACCTGTAATATCATCAATGAAGTAATTCTTTAACAATAAAAGATATGCATTATCTGCTATTTCCAAGTCTCTTTCTAATTGTCTTGTAACGTCTTCTATAGTTTGACCATTACCATTGACAGGGTTATGTACCATGTTTTCAAGTATTTTGCGGTGTTGAGGTTCAGGTCTTCTTAAATCTTTGGAACCACATGAATCACACTTTATCATATCTGCATCAGCCTCACCTTCTATTCCAGAGTTTGGTTTGTTTTGAAATTCCTTAGAACAGTCATTACATTTATAAGTAAAACGCTCAACTACTTCAAATCCATTCTTAAACATCTCTCTATTAATAGTCTCTATTGGTATTCTTAAGGCATCTATATTATCAGCCAACTCATAAATCATTATTAAGGGAAATGGAAATATAGGTAGTTTAGCACCTGTATCGGTACTCATATAAGGTTGGGCGATTGAAGGTCTTACCGTACCACCAGTATAAGATTTATCTACATTAACTCTGCCTTTTAATATGTTACGCAATGTATCTGTAAAACCCATTAATAATATGAACTAATAGACAGTTATATACTTTGTTATGTTTTTGTAAGGGAAGTGTCGTTTTTCGTACTATTTTTTATCTGGGTCACCGTGTTCTTTACAGTATATATCTCTGCCTATTTTGCAAGAACATACTGATTTAACGGTCACAAGTGATTTCTCAGTTACAACTGGGTTTTCCTCTGATATCTCTACATCTTTTCGAACCATGTAAATAGAAATCCTTTTAAGAATATAAATTTAACTATATCAGAGTGAAAATGGTAGAATTTGAATTAACTGACTATAAAAGACTTATATATTGGTTTGAAACAGCATTTGGAAAATTAGATCCTATCAAGGTAAGTACGAATGATAAAAAGACTTTTTGGAAACTTACATTCCTATGTGAGGATAAAATTAAAGAGTTAAAAGAAAGAATAAATGAAAATAATGAAGAGTGATAAAGTATATATATTAGATATACATCATTTTAATAAGCCTTCAGGGATTAACCAGAATTAACAACTTAAAGTTGGACGGTAGCCCTCTTAGGCTTTAAGGAGAAGAAAGAACGTTGATACGTCATCTTCTCAGTTTAAATAAAATTATTAAGCGTTAATGAAAAGACTTATATGTCTCATCATTATATAGATAAATGATAGAGATGAAATTTCCAAAAATAAACTGGACATTTGTTATAGCAGGGTTCTGCATAGCGAGCGGTGTATTATTACCAATAGGTATTATAATCATTCTAATGTGGTTCTGGAATGATGCAAAAAAGTTTATTAAACCAGAGTGGACATATACAAAGAATATGTTTTCTACAGAAACAGAGGAGGGATCAAAATAGATCACTGGGATAAAAGAGAAAAAAGTAAACCAAAAGGGTTTCTAAGTTTCTTGGATTTTGATACTTTCTATCACAGAGGAAAAAAAGAAAAAGTGTTTATGAACATACTTGTGTTAATGGGTGTTGCACATATAACTATATTTTCCATCTGGTTGGCAGAATTAATTCTAATATATGGAGGAGTATTTAAATGACTAAAATAAGAGTAACAATGTCAGAAGATTTTTATGATTGGTTAGATCAATGTCCTTGTCAATGGGTTAGAGATAAAATATCAGAAAATTCAACCACTATTTGTTTTACTGATAAAGAGGATAATAAATGACAGTTAAACT